CCTTTGAGCCAAGACAGATCAAGGCCAGCCTTTTTTCTTGCCGGAAACAGAGTGGCACCGAGATAAGGAATCTGATTGGAGGCAACTTCAGTCCAGTTTGCCGCAATCGCAGCGGGAGTAAAAACTTCTCTCAAATCCATTATGTATCCCTCCTTACTCGTTCACGCCAATGTTGTCCCGCAGGATAATGCCGGGCACATCGAAAGTGGCGTCCAGCGTAATACTTGCATGGTCCTCGATCTTTTTCTTGTCCACAACTCCCTGTACCAGCAGAGCACCATTGGGATTCTCAGTCGGGTCCACATCATACAGCAGCATACCAACAGCGGTAGCATAAGAGGTAGCGGCCACCTTCTTGCCCGCAGCAGTCATGGGCATACCAGCAGGGACAGCAGAGGCTTCCGTGACACAAATGGGGATTGCCACAAAATCGTCGGCAGCCAGAATTTCAACGGTGCCGCCAACAGAAGTCTTACTAAACTTCATCTGTTTCTCTCCTTTTCAATCAAAAGTAATGTTTCAAACCTTCGTTTGCATTTTTGAGGGCATCGGCCCGCTGCTTGCCCAGTTTCTTGGCAAACTCCACGGCCTCATCCTTGCCGCCATCTCCACCACCAGCACCGTCAGGCTTAGGGTCCTGCTTCACCAGATCAGCCCGCAACTTCTTCTCATAGGCAGCGTTGGCTTTCTGCTGATTGGCAAAGACCACATCCATCTTGCCGTCAAACAGCGCCTCTGCTGTCTCGCGGGCCAGCTTCTCGTCATAGCCCGGCATGGCGATATAGCGGGCGGTGTGCTCGGCAATAGTGGACTTGCGCAGAAGTTCGGTGTACTTGTCCTCCAGCGCCTTGCGGTCAGCGTCAGCCTGCGCCTTTGCGGCCTCGTCATCGGTCATCTTGGATTTGAGCTGCTTGGACAGGTTGGCTGCCTCGGTAGCCTTGGCATCGAAAACTTCTTTCTTCACATAGCCGCTCAGGTCAACCGGGTCGGGCACATCAAGCCCCAGCAGGGCAGTAACCTTGTCGGCGTCGCTCATTTCCGCGAAGCCCTGGATGCTGTCGGTGGAAATCTTCATGTAAATTCTCCTTTTGGGTTTTATAAGTGTTCTCTCACTATGTTTTTGGGTTATTAAGCGTTCTCTCGCTGTTGGGAAATTTGTACCGCCCCTTCTCTGGGGCCATATTCAAACGGCTGGGCCGCTTAAATTCACTTTTTCTCCGCCGGGGTATACCAGCACCGACAACCAGGGTGGGGCTTGCTTGGTATGCTCCGGATGGGATAAATTTTCCCGTCTCGTTCCTTACAAGCGGAGCACTCACGCCCGTCATTCATGGTGTTCCATTTCACATAGCGCACACCGCTGTCTTGAAATGCTTTCAGTGTGGATTGGTCTGTGACTTCCACCGCATACCATTCCGTCATCTGCGCCCAGTAGGAAAGGCCCCGTCGAAACTCTGTGACCTTTGCGGTGGTCGAGTTAATAGCCTCCGCTGTGCGGTCACGCTTGCGCTCCCATTCGTGGGAATACTGGTATTTCGTCACAGCGTTGTACGCCGCCAGCAATGCCAGTAACCACGCTAAATCAGGTGGTTCCTTTCCGTGCGGTTCGGCCTCCTGATACCGCTCTTGCGCCAGTTCAAGAAAGATTTCCTGATTATCATGGGCGAGGTCTTGATACAGTGTTCGGGTGACTTCCAGCACATTGAGTTCATCAAATTTCGCCAGTGCCGCTTCGTCTTTGGCATCCTCAAACCGCTTGACCGCCCTCCTGTTCAAAATATCGATGGCTTTGTCAGTGAGGTCATAGAATCCGCTCATTCAGCATCACCGCCGCCGTCCTGCGAATTTTCCGGATCGTTCCCATTGGCCCGTTCCTCCGCCAGCTCATCCCGTAGGCTCCGCTTCATCTTGCGTTGCTGTTCCTCGTACCAATCCATACTCATACGGTACGCAGACTCGGGGTCGCTGAATAGCCCGCTGTACTGGAACGCCAACTTCGGATGAATCTTGCTGTTGTTCAGCATTTCCGCCAGCACTTGGGCCTTGGACTGGATGTTGGACAGGTTCTTGCGGGTAAACTCCGGCTTGATGTCGGCCAACTGCAAACCCAAAACGCCAGTCTCACGGCAGATATACAGAACCAGCCGCAGGAACTCCCGCTCCGACCGCTCCCAGGTCTTTTCCGTGTCCTTTGCCCGGCTCTCTGCGGCAGACCAACCATCCCGGTAAATGACCGCCTGCCCGGTGTCGCTTGTAGAGGAACCGCCGTTCCGGTTCGGCATCCCACAAATCGTCAGGTATGCGTCTTCCAGATCGTCCACAATGGTCTGCGTGTTGGTCTGGTTCAGTTCAGAAGCAATGCGGTAGACCTTGGCGTCTTTGGTCTGGTCAAAACTCCTTATTTTTATCGCCATGCCGCCCTTTGCCAGTTCTTTGTATTGGCCATCTTCTAGTTCGCAGTTTTGGAACACATCATATGCGTTGACAAAAT